GAACGCCTATAACGGAATGGCCATTAGTATCAAAAAGCCAAGCCGAAGAATTAAGGGCAATTAAGTTTCAAACGGTAGAATCTATTGCAAATGCTTCAGATCAACAGTTACAGCGCATGGGAATGATTGCAGGAATGTCACCCTATGCGTTTCGTGACAAGGCAAAGGCATTTCTAAATCTAGCAACAAGTTCAGCAGAAACCGACAAGCGTGAGCATGAAATTAACGCTTTGAAAGAAGAACTTGCCAAAAAGGAACTAGAAACTGCTAAAATAAAAGCAGAAACAGATGCGAAGTTAGCCTTAATGCAAGAACAAATGGCTACTATACTTGCTGCTGTTGGTGAAAAGAAACCCCGTAAACAGAAAACGGTAGCCACAGAGGAAGCCTGATATGTCATCAACAATGCTTGAACTTGTACAGCAAGTCACCGCTGAACTTAACTTAGCCGTACCTACTTATGTAGCAGGAAACACAAACCAAGATGTGCAACAAGTTCTTGCGTTAATGAACCGTGCAGGGTATGACTTAATTAAGGAACACAATTGGCAAGCATTGGAGTTGGAATACAGGTTTTACACCACAGCAATCACCACAACCTGTGACACTATTGCCAATACTTACGATCTGTTAAATGTTGGCAATGTCACGGGTTTGGATAACACTTATTCAATCGTTGGCACAGCAATTCCCCAAGATACTTATGTGGAATCTGTCGTAGGCTCAACGGTAACTGCTAGTCAATTAGCTTCTTCTACAAGCGTTGGCGGTACAGTTACTTTTAGCAAGACCATTTACCCTTTGCCACCTGATTACGAAACCATTACCGATAACACCCATTGGGATAAGACTAAACATTGGCAGATGCTTGGCCCAGTCGATGCCCAACAATGGCAATGGCTAAAGTCGGGTTATATTTCAACAGGCCCACGGGTGCGTTGGAGAATCTTGGGTAATCAGTTTGAAATTTGGCCGCCTTACAATACCCTAGAATATTTAGGTTTTGAATACCGTTCTAAGGGCTGGGCTAGAAGTGCTGCTAATGCTGTAAAAAACAGTTTTACAGTAGATACCGATACATCCGTACTAGATGATGCAATCATTGTATTGTTGACAAAACTCAAGTATTTTCAAGTTAAGTCGTTTGATACTACTGCGCTGCAACAAGACTATAGCCGCTATTTAAGCATTGCTAAAGCCAACGATAAAGGCTCTGCTACCCTGTCGTTTGCACCTATGCCAAGTGCCGTGTTAATTGGTTGGGCAAACATTCCCGATACTGGCTATGGGTCTTAATCATGGCGGTTGCTAAAAGGTTTACGGCTACCACTTCTTCTGTTGCCGCCCCGATTGGTGGGTGGAACGCTAGGGATTCTGTTGCTGAAATGAATCCGCTAGATGCGGTAGTTTTGGAGAACTTTTTTCCTACCCCATCCCAAGTTCAGCTAAGAAAAGGCTACACCCAGTTTGCAACAGGCATTACAGGGCAAGTAGACACTTTAATGAACTACGCAGGGGGTAACACCCAAAAGCTGTTTGCTAGTGCTGGAAGCGTTATTTATGAGGTTACAGGCGGTGGTGTAGCTACATCTGTGGTTACAGGCTTGGGAAGTGACCGTTGGGAGTTTGTCAATGCGTCAACTGCGGGGGGTAACTTCCTAACCGCAGTTAATGGAACGGATGCCGCCCTTATTTATGATGGCACGACATGGATTAAATACGCTACTACTGGCACAGCACAGACAATTAGCAACCTTACATCGTCAGGAACTACTTGTACGCTTACAACTGCCGTAGCGCATGGTCTTGTAACAGGCAATCAGGTCACTGTTACGGGTGCAAGCCCATCCCAATACAACGGAACTTTTAGAATTACCGTTACCAGCGGAACAATCTTTACCTATACAGCACTCTCAGCCCCAGCTACTAGCCCTGCAAGCCCATTGGGGTCATACACAGTCGCTAAATTTATTACTGGGATTGATTCTGCCAACTTAGCCCATGTTAACTTACACAAAGATCGCCTATATTTTGTACAAGAGAACACCCTAAAGTTTTGGTACTTAGGTACAAACGCCATAAGCGGTGCGGCTACTTCTTACGACCTTGGTGGTGTAGCCCGTATGGGTGGATTTATTCAGGCGATGGGTACTTGGACTTTGGATGCAGGATACGGGGTAGACGATTACGCTGTTTTTGTTACCAATAACGGAGAAGCCATTGTTTATAAGGGTTCTGACCCATCTGACCCTACCGATTGGTCACTAATTGGTGTATGGCAATTAGGTCAAATCTTTACAAGACGCTGTTTCTTTAAGTTTGGCGGGGATTTGTTACTAATTACCCAAGACGGAATCGTACCATTGGCAGGTGCGTTGCAATCAAGTCGTTTAGACCCCCGAATTTATATAACTGATAAGGTTTACAACGCTGTAAGCGAAGCCGCAGACCTTTACAGCACCCAGTTCGGTTGGCAAATTCAGTATTTTGCTAAATTCAATATGCTGATATTTAACATCCCCGTGATTGGTGGTCAACAGCAGTTTGTCATGCACAACATTACTAAGGCATGGGCGAACTTTACGGGTATTAATGCTACTTGCTTTGAGTCACACAACGAAGATATGTACTTTGGCGGCAACGGATTTGTCGGTAAGTTCTATGATGGTTTATCGGACAACGACACCAATATCAAGGCTACTTGCCAGCAAGCATATAGTTATTTTGACGCTAGAGGGCAGTTAAAACGATTCACAATGGTACGCCCTATCCTATTCGTAGATAACGGCACACCAACCGTTCTATGCGGTATAAACACCGACTTTGAAACCCAAAACTCGTTAGGTCAGGTTAGTTATAACCCTTCTTTAATAAGTGTAGGTGTTTGGGATACAAGCCTTTGGGATGATGTGGAATGGGGCGGTGGTAATAATATCTCTAAAAATTGGCAGGGCGTGACAGGTATAGGCTATGCGGCAGGCATTAGCATTAATATTGCATCGCAAGATATTGATGTGCGCTGGGCGAGTACAGACTATGTAATGGAACGAGGTGGAGTCCTTTAGTGCTATGTTTTGATAAAGACTTGTTAGGGCCATTCATCGCCCAAAAGTTAAACATGGTATGGACACCCGAAAATTCCACCACAATCGGGTGGGTAACAGATCAAATAGAATCAGTAGTGTGGTATGAGGACTTTAACCAAAAATCGGTAACTTGCCATATTTACCTTGAGAAAGGATTAAATAAGCAATACTTATCTACCATTTTTGATTATCCTTTTGTACAATTGGGGGTAAGTAAAATTATTGCCCCAGTAATTAGTAGCAACGACAAGTCGATAGAGTTTGTCAAGAAATTGGGGTTTGAGGAACAAGCACGATTACTTGATGTTTTTCCTACTGGAGATTTGTTGTTTTTTGTAATGTCAAAAGACAAATGTAAGTTTTTAGGAGAAAAGTATGGGAAAGTCGGCTAGTGCGCCACCCCCACCCGATTATATAGGGGCGGCAAAAGAAACAGCGGCAGGTAACTTAGAGGCGGCACGGGCTAATATTGCGGCTAATCGTGTAAATCAATACACGCCTTACGGTTCGCTTGAGTACGAAGTTTCGGGGGAAGATAAGTTTGGCAATCCAATGTGGAAAGCTACACAATCCCTTGCTCCTGCCCAACAACAGCTTTTAGATTACCAAAACAAAGCTAGTCTAGGGCTTGGCGAACTTACTGGTAAAGGTTTGGGTTATGTCAGCAATATGCTTGATAACCCCTTTGATACAAGCCAGTTACCAAGCACAGGGTTCAATCCTAGTCAGACCTACCAAGAAGCCTATATGCAACGCCTTGCCCCACAGATTCAACAAGGGCGGGAAAAATTAGAACAGCAGTTAGCAAACCAAGGTATTCAACTAGGTTCTGAGGCGTATGACCGAGCAATGCGTAACCAAGCCCAGCGTGAGAATGATTTACTGTTAGGTGCGACCACCCAAGGTTTTGGCGTTGGTCAACAAGCCCGCCAATCTGCCTTGCAAGAGCAAGCGTACCTTAGAAACGAGCCACTTAATACTCTGTCTGCGGTTCGTACAGGCGCACAAGTTCAAGGGCCAACCTTTGTAAACCCTGCCATGCAAGCAAACACCGCTGGTGCTGATATTTTGGGTGCTACACAGATGGGTTACAACGCCCAAATGGGTGCGGCTAACGCTCAAAATGCCGCAAATAACGCAATGACGCAAGGTTTGTTTAGTCTTGGCGGTGCTGGAATTACGGCTTTTTCTGACATTCGCACCAAAGAAAACATTAAACACATTGCTTGGTTACCTAATGGTTTACCCGTATATACATACGAATACAAGCCTGAATTTAAAGATCACCCATTAGCAGGTCATGGAACGCACACAGGCGTGATGGCACACGAAGTTGAGGCTATGTATCCCAATGCTGTAATAACCTTACATGACGGCTATAAAGCCGTAGATTACGGAAAACTATGAACCCCTATATCCTACCAACACTTCCGATGCAAGATGTTAGCGGATTGCAACCTGTATATCAAAACTTTGGTATGCAACAAGCCAATCAACAAGCGGCACTTGCACAGCAAAATCAGTTAGTAAACCAAGCTGGTCAAAGCCAAGGCGGTGGTATGAACCCATTAGCTATGGCGGCAATGTTGCGTAATAAAGACCCACAAAGTTTAGGAAGCAAAATGGGTACTTATGCCAAGTCTATACCCGCAATTATGGAGTACGGTTCTGAGAATGTTTATGGTGGATTTGGTCAAGGTCAAGTGCCAACTGAAGCAAATTTTGATGCTGATATAACAAGCAATGTTTCTAATCAAAATTCTATGCCATTTAATACAAGATTAAAAAGACCTAGATATGATTTAGAAACTTCATTTGGTCAAGGTCTAGACAATCAATTTTAGGAACAATCATGGCTGATATTGGAACACTAAACCCCGAACAGATGTTGCAACAGCAGCAGATTTTACGCCAGCAAAAGATGGCTGAAATGCTTATGCAACAAGGTATGCAACAGCCACAAGGTCAGATGATTAGTGGTCGTTATGTAGCCCCTAGCATATTCCAAAATATAGCTGGTTTAGCCAATACTTACATGGGTCAAAGAGGTATTGAAAGAGCGCAACAAGCCCAGTTAGATTTAGCTAAACGGTTACGAGCAGATGAAACCTCGGCTATGGCTGACTTTATGCAACAAAGACAGGGTAGACCTGCAATTGCTGGAACTCCTGACATACCTACTGAAACTTATGAAACAGTTAAAGGAACTCCTACTCAAGCCGCTATACCGCCTAATCCTCAAGCGGCTTATGCAAACCTTATGGCAAATCCTAAAGCATCGCCAAGATTACAGAATATGGCGTTTAACAAGTTAATTGCTGATCCTGAAGCATTTACTTTGTCTGAAGGTCAAAAAAGAATTGTTGTAAATCCTGATGGATCATACAGAGAAGTTGCTGCTGGTGTTCAAAAGCCAACTGCGCCTACGACTGATATGCAAAACTTCTTGTTTGCTAAAGAGCGTGGTGAAATTCCACCAAATATGGGTTTTCTTGGCTATCAAAAATATATAAAACAACTTAGCAAACAAACAGAAGATGGTTTAGATTTGCCTACTGTAAACAACAATGGCCTGCCTGTTGGTCGCTTTGATAAAACTGGTCGATATATTTCGCCACAAGGTCGTGTATTCCCAGCTTCAGCAGTAACAGAAGCACAAAAAGAGCATGATGTAACGATGGATTTAGCTAACAAACTTAATAATCTTACAAAAGGCGATATTAAAAATGCTTTTGGTTCTGTCATGGATTACACAGGAAGTAAAGTAGGTCAAATGGTTGGTAGAAAAGATGTTGTTGATGCTCAAAACAAAATCAATTCAATTCAAATCAAAAATGTCTTAGATAATTTGTCACAACTTAAAGGCGCATCGTCTGACAAAGAGATGGCGCAAATGATTAAAGATTTCCCTGCTTATACTGCCGATCCTGAAATTATGGAGAATTGGACAGACCGTGCTGCTAAAACAGCCAATCGTTTCTTAAAACGATCAGAACAGCGTTATGGATTTGATACTGAATATGCTCAAGAAGATAGGTTTAAAAAAGAAGAAAAGCCAAAATCAAAATCAAGAACTCAAACAACTCCAACAGGTCAACCTAAATTTTTAGGATTTGAATAATGCCAATAGCACGATTTGAGATGCCTGATGGTCGTATTGCTAGGTTTGAAGTAGCAGAAGGAACTACGCCTGAGCAAGCGCAAACAATGATTGCTCAACAAGTATCAGGCTCGGCATCACCTACGGCTGGTCAAGCTGGTAATGGTGCTTATGACCGTTTTTTAGAAAACTTACGCAATCCGCAAACTGGCAATGCCAAAGGAGTCGTAGGCCCAGCATTAGTAGGCGGTGCAGGTGAGTTAGTTCGTGGTGCTGGCGCACTTACTCAATTTGCTTTTCCTGAAGCTGGAACACGCATTGCTGAAGTAGGTGAGGCATTAACTGAAGGTGCTAAAAAAGTTAACCCTGTATCAGGTACGATAGGTCAAATAGGTTCTTATGCTTTGCCTTTTGGTGGCGTACAAAAAGCTATGACCGCAGTTGGTAGTGTGCCAGCAGTTCAAAGAATGACAAGCATGATTCCTAGTTTTGCTAGAGCCACAGGGCAACAAGCCGCTATTGGTGCTGGTACTGGGTACGCATTAACACCCGATGAAGCTGGAAGGGGCGAATCTGCACTTTTTGGAGCAGTTGGCGGTGCGGGTGGCGAATTGATTAAACCTATTGTCAAAGCTACTGGCAATCTTGCTTCCGAAGTTGTCGGCAATCTTAGCGGTGTAGGTTCACAAGCGTATAAAACCGCATACAATGCCGCTGTACAGGGTGGTGACAAGTTAAAGGCGTTAGCTTCTAATTTGCGTAAACAAGCCCCAATGGAAAATGTTGTAGATGATGCCTTGCTAGGCTTAAACAACATGGGTAAAGACCTACAAAAGCAATACCGTAGCGGTATGATCGACATCAAAAAAGATAAGACCATATTAGACTTTCAAGGCATTGATAAATCCATTGATAATGCTAGAAATTTAGGCATATTTAAGGGTAAAGTAAACAAAAAAGAAATTGTTGACGAAGTAGATAGAATTAAAGCTATTGTTGACGATTGGAAAAAAGAAAACCCTGCTGATTTCCATACTCCTGAAGGCATGGATCAACTTAAACAAATGATTGGTCTTGAACTAGAAAAGATACCTTTTGAACAGCAAACTTTGCGTAAAGCAGTAGGCGGTATTTATTCTTCTGTACGGGATGAAGTTAAGAAACAAGCACCCGTATATGAAAGCGTAATGAAGAAATATTCTGAAGGTTTAGATCAAGCTAGTTCT